TCAATAAGAAAACTATTGAGCATTTCAATAATGAAATAGAAGCAATTTCAAGACACTTAGATAGAGTTCTTAAAATAAATAGAGAATACTACCTACAAAAACATGACCTTTTAGATTTTAAAGATTACTTTAAAATAAACTATTCAACTGACGCTGATAACCAAATTTACCCCGATATTTTTCAAACTATGTTAGATGAAGAAGGTGAGGATAAGAAGAAAAAAGGTAAAAAAGGTATGCCAGGTAAATTTAAAAAAGATGGAGGATTTGATGATTTAGATTTCTTTAATGATGAAGATTTTAAAGGTCTAAAATTCTAAAATTTTATTTAATTCTGTATAATCTTTATTAATTACAAATATAAAGTTGTAACCATTTTCTAATGTTGCTGTTCTTTTTGCTTGATTCATATCAAATTCTTTATTATATGTATAATCACTTTTAATTTCAATTATTAAGTTGAATTTTTCAATAAAAAAATCAGGATGATAATTTCTATCTTTTTCATCAAAAAAATATTTAATAGTCTTACCATTTATCATATCATATATATGACTATATTTTTTTAAAAAGTCCAATTCGTATGTTCCTCGATAGTAAACACCTTTGTAAATTTTACATTTATATCCTGAAATTTGTTGTTTCATAAATATATCTGGATCTTTTAATGGATTATCCACACCATAATTTTTCAAGCAGGTATTCATTTTTTTCTTTTTTATCTGTTTATTTTGTGACACATTTTCAACACCATATCTTTCTAAATTTGTTTCTTTAATTTTCTCTTTCGTATCTTCACACATCAAATTTGTTATAAATCCATATTTCTTCAAATATGTGGTTTCCCTCTTTTTTAAAACTCCTTCATTTTGTGTTGGAGAATTTCCTCCATATCTTTCTTGGTTTGTTTTTTTTAATTTTTCAATATTTTTTTCATTTTTCATAGCGTTATCAGCACCATATTTTTTTAAACAGGTTTCCTTATATTTTTCGTTATTATTATAATTTTCATCACCATATCTTTCTTTTTTAGTTTTTTTAATTTTCTCTCTTACATCAGCTCTAGAAAATGGACTTTCCATATATTTTCTAATACAGTTTTTACAAAAATAATCATCACGCCTATTATGTGTTTGTATAGTTATTATTCTCTCAAAACCACAATCATCACAAGCAACAGTTACTTTTCTGTGTGATTGTTTACTCACCTCACAAATATCTACATAAATAATATCACCCATTCCACATTTATATTTATCTTTATAAGTATTTACATTTTTACTATAAATTTTAACTTCCACTTTTTTATCAACTATCACTTTTACACAATTATTTTTTTATCTATCAACTCTTGTTTAAGACTTTCACTCTTACACAACTCTTCAATTAAACAACTTTCAATAAATTTTGATCTGTTTGTATATGTCTCATTAACAACTTTTAAAACTTCAGGATCAAGTGTTAATGATATTGAAATCTTTTTATTTTTAACCTTATATCTCATTATTATTCTTTCTTTTATCTATATATAAAAGTTTTAAAGTCAAAAAAAGCCATTTTTAAGCCATTTTTTCATATATAATTGATTATCAAATAAATAAAGTTTAAAACTTTTTTAATTATTTTTAATAAATAGTTTATGAGAAAGAAAATACCTGACGAGGAAAAACGCAAGAAGATTTCATTTACGGTTGATCCAAGAGTGTATGAGATATGGAAAAAATATTGTGAGGATAACGATATTGAAAATCAGTCAGAGTTTATTGAAAAATTGATCATAAAAAAAACCTCTCAAAATTAATTGAGAGGTTTTTTGTAATTTTTAGATCTATAAATAATACCATTAATTTTGTAACAGAACTCATTTTTAATATGCTTATTTGGTATATTATCAATAAAATCAAATATATATTCACTTAAGTCTCCATTCCAAATATAATCTAATCCTTGTTTATAAGGTGGATATGTGCACAAGGGTTTCATATCAATACCCCTGAATACATCATCATGAGTAGGATTTGGTATTTTTGTCAAAAAAACTTTATATGCCGATATTATAGTTCGATGACCCCATGAGGTGACACCAAATTCATTGGTGTGTAGTTCTTTATATTTAGCATCATCAGAAATTAGTGTATGAAGTATATGAAGTCTATCTCTATAAACACCTGCATTAAATTTAGACTGCACAATTAATCCTATTAGATTATCCCATAAAAAATCATCAACTTTAGATATTTCCAAATTTATATCATTCAATTGTTTTATTATTTCTTCTTTTTTATATAATAATATTGTGTCGATATCTAAGTTAGTTTTTTTGCTTTTTTTCAAAACCAAATCTTCAAATGTAGTAACAGTTCTACCCTTTTGAGCAACTAACATCTGTAACAATTCACTCTCCTTTGGAGAAAGAATTTGACTTGAATTATCATTATTTAATAAATCTTCATATTCATGATTTTTTGAACGGTATATTATTCCATTTATTTTATAACAAAAATCATTTTTAATATGTTCATTTGGTATATGACCAAAATCAAAAATATATTCATTATCATTTTTTTTATATGTACATAGAGTTTTATAAACAGAACGACTTCTTTTTTCATCATATTTATCAAAGATGCTTATTGAAGATTGATTTACTCTACCAACACTATAAACATTAGAATTATAACCACCATCATCCAATTCGGATTTATTTACAATTTTAGGTATAACAAAATGTGATATTACATGTTTCCATAAAAAAACACCATCATTAAATTTAGATATATTAGAATTAAATTCTTTTAGTTCTTTTTCAATTTCATCTTTTTTATATAACAAAAGTAATTCTATATCTAAATTTCCTTTTCTTCTTTTTTCTAAGATTATATCATCAAATGTTTTATATTTTAAATTTTTAACTCTATCATAAGGTATTAATGGATTTTTTCGTGAATTATAACCCTCTTCTCTTCTTCTAAGATCAGTATTACCATCAAAAAACCTATCTTCATAACTCCAATAATGATTAGTGGTTTTATCAAAAGGTTTGAACGAGTCAGAAACTCCAAAATAAAAATGGTTATATTTTTTAATTTCATTTGATTTTTGTGGAGTATAACCTCGTTGAGAAGCACCAGAGCCCTTACTATTCCATTCACTCAATTTACCAACTCTTACTTCATATTTTATATCTTTCATTATATCACTTCGTATATTTTATCAAATAAAGTTTTTTGTTTCTTTTCTATCCTTTTAAAGAAATCTTCAAGCTCATTTTTTGCTTGTTCCAAAGGCATATTATTCAATTTTGAATAATTTTCAATATGCCACTCATTTGTTTTAATATATTGAGAATATTTTTTAATAACTTTAACATCAAACTCTCTCAATGAAACTTCTATACCATTTTCATATTTTGCATAATAATCATATTTTCGAATCTTCTTAACAATATTATTATTTGTACTTCTTGGTTTACTTCTATAACCTTTTACAATATCTTTAAATTTAAGTGACAATAATTCACTATTAGAAATATAAAAAGGTTCAGTTTTTTTCTTTTTATCTAGAGATTTTTTATTTCCACCTGATTTGTTTTTGGTTTTTTGTTTAGGTATTGCCACAGTAAGATCAATATTTTTTCTAATATTCACATTCTTAACTATATCAACTTCACCACTCGATAAAATATTTTCAATTTCATCATTTGATGCAACAAGATTTAATACTATGTTTAAAGTTTCTTTCCAATAATCACTTTTTATTTTTCCATTCTTATAAACAACAGGAATTATAATAACAGACTCACCTTTACCATCATACAATCTCATTGGTCTACCAAGTATTTGTGTTATATCTACCATTGAATCTCTTGGGTCAATAAAGCCAATACCATCTACACATTTAACACTTATACCTTCATTTAAACATCGAGAATTTGATACCAATCCAATTTTAGATTTTGTAAATTTATACTGCAATTCAGTATTTCTTGTTTTTGCCGAATCTGAACCTTGCAAAACTTTAATATAGTCAAGTTTAACCCCAAATATAGGTGCCAAATATTCTAAACATTCATTGAATTTTTCTGCTCTTGCAATTGTATTTGAATAATATATTGGATGTGTCCATAAACCTTGTTTAAAGGCTTCTAACGCACAAATGAGTTGCACTATAAAGGACGCATAACCAAATTCATCATCATTAAACAACTCTACAGTTGATAATCTATTATTTTCATTTATTAATTCTGCTACATAATTTATAGATTCTTCTTCTATATCCAATGCCACAACTCTTAATGGTGTCAAATAACCATCTTCTATACCATCAGAAGTGCTATATGTATGAAAACCTTTACCAAACATTTGTTTATTATTCATACCTGCAACACCAATTCCATTATTCATATAAAAAATTGGTGATGCTGTCATTGATACTTTTTTTTGTGATGGAATAACAGAATCTTTTATAGATTGTAAAAAAGATTTGTCTAAAAATCCTGCCAATTTGTGAACTTCATCATAAATTGTAAAATCTACAATTGTATTTGTTATAGCTAAAGAATTTTGTACAACTTTATAACTTTGATATGTACAAGCAATCAAATTTACTGAGTTATTTTTATTATCAGATTCTTTAATAAAAGAAACTAAGTCATTTTCATTTGTTGTGTTTCCGTTTTCAGATGAAATTTTAATTGTCCTTAATTTATAAGAATACATATCAAAAAGCATTGAAAGATCACCGACAGTTTGCTCCAATAATTGTAAACTAGGTACAAATAATATAACTATTCCATTCGAATTTATAAAAATTTCATTAGTATTTAACGCATCATATATCCAAAATCCATCATAACTTTTACCTGTTCCACAAGCAGATTGAAACCAACCAATATTATTATTTGTATAATACTTTATTGCTAGTTCTTTTCTAATATATTGATAATATCTTGGAAATATTGTTGGACTATCTGGTTTTATTTTGTTAGCATTAAATTCTTTAATAACATCTAAAATAGTTGGTTTTACTTCAGTTTTATAATCGTTTTCAACAAATTCTCTACTATTTCTAATTAAATTTAGACGTGAATGAACAGTTTTTTCAATTTTTTCAGCTTCAATTGGCGTATCAACATCCAATAGCCAATAATCAACTATCCTTGGTTTATATGGCACACCTGTTGTATCTTGTTGATTGACTCTCTCAAACACTGTTTGCCAATTAGTAATACCAACTTTATAAATATTATTATCTTGAAATAATTCTGTAGTCCACACATATAAAGCAGGTGTAAAATATTTACTAGTAACAGTTTTTTTATCTATTACAGATTTAACTTTAAATGGGACTATTTTATCATTTATTTTTAAATGGTAAACCTTATTTTTCTTAAAATTATGATTTTTATTACATTTAATCGTGACTAAATTTTCAACTTCATTATATGTCAATTTAAAATCTAATTTTCTTCTAAAAAAACTCACAAATCTATCTTTCAATTTCATATCATATTATTTATTTGAACTACAAAGATAGTAAAAATCTCTAAAATAAAAATTAAACCACCAAATTTAAATATATAATTTTAATGATAGGTAGTAAAAATAATAGAAAACTTTATAAAAATCTAATTGAACAATCTATACCACCAGTTATAGATTTGTATATTGAACCATTTGGTGGTGAATTTGGTTTATATAAACTAATAGAAAA